CGCAGGTACCGGCGGCTCGATATGCGGAAAATGCAAAAATATGGGTTTCGCTGTATATTTAAACCACTTCTACAAGCTGAAAGATTTCTGCTCAAAAGGAAGTCGAATGTCGACATGCTGCGCATGCAAACGCGCCGCCGCCGACGAGACGTCCAATGGCAAATACCGGTGGTCTTCCTGGGGAGGCGGAAACACACCCCCGCCGCCAGACCCAGCTAAAGACCAGCAGACCGAAAAACAAAAATGCGAAGCCGCCGGACACGCCTGGTGGCCGACCGGCTGGGTAATATCTGGATGCGATCCAGACACATCCCGAACCCCCTGTTCCGGCGATCCGGGGTGTCATGCGTCTTAATAGTGCTAATATTTTACACATTCTCAACAAAAAGCTAATTATTAGTATACAAAACCTAAGCGTTGCCAGTACAATAGAGAGGACTTATGTTTATAAACGAATCTGAACCCGATGGCGTCCCGCTATCAGAAAACCCTAGCTCCCCGCAGAAACTCAAAGAAGCTAATCAATTACCCCCCAAAAGTGGACTATACCACACTGCTCGTCCCATGGGAAAATTGTTTTATAAAAAAGCCCCCAATGAGACCGTTTTTTCAAACACCGCCGGCGCATATATCGTCTTGGGCACGGATCGCCCAGCATCGGATCGCGATGGTTACGGCGCTTTTGGGCCCGATAAGGCGTCATCAATTGACTTGGTTGTTGGTCGTATGGCCTCTGCCAACAAAGGAGATGGCCCCGATAAGCCAGCATATGTAGATCCAAGTTTCGCTGCGGACGCGGCCCGTATTCACATTAGTGAATTGACTGATATCGATCATAACGCAGGACTAACGCAGGATAATTCTCCCCAATCAATAGCGCGCTCAGGAATTTTAGTAAAGGCGGATGCCGTTCGCATTGTAGGTCGCGAGGGGGTAAAGATTGTTACTGGCGTTGGAGAGGGATATTCCGGATTTGGAAACCACGGAGAGACACTGTCTACGGGCGGGGATATCTTTACGCCGTCACCAACCATTTCATTGATTGCCGGAAATAGCACCGAAGACCGCGTAGTGTGGGGCGGCCTATTTAATCCTCGCGAAAGGATTAGAGGACTACAGCCGGTTCCGCTAGGATATATAACTCGTGATGCGTTTGTAGAGGTTGCAGAACAGCTCAACACTTTAAATAGCGCAGTGTTGATGCTAGCTATGATTTGTGAAATATTTATCGCTGTTTGCGGAATTGATCAATTTAGACCTTGGGTCAGCGCCGCATCTATTACCGCATGCGCCGAGGGGATCACATTTGTAAATGATAATGTATGGCAACAGATGATCAATAATATTATGTTTATGTTTAATTATTGTATTCCTTTTGGGTACAAATATATCTGTAGCCGCAACGTGAGCGTCACTTAGAATTTAACTACTGAGATTATATTATGGCAGACGAAATAAAATCACAATTTTTACCATTTCAAGACCGTAATGGGGATATGTTTCCAGATCCTCAATATCCTGGCGATCCAAATGGGTGTCCAGAGATAGAGCCGGCACCTGATATTTGTTTACCGTGCTCTCCAAATCCTTTAGCTTCTGTGCCGGATTGGAAAAAGCGCAAAAATAGAGATGCATTCTTAAATGAAAAGTTGTGCCAGTGGCAAGTGGTGATGCATACTCAAGAAATAGAAGTTATCAATATAGATGATTATTGGAGTAAATATGGGATTGAATATACTGACAAAAGACAGTACCCAAAAAACGGCGCCGTTAGGAAAATTTTACAAATTAACAACAAAGATCAAAGCAGCGGATCTCTTGATATAGCGACACAAGCGCTGGAACACACCGATTATTGGCTTGATCCTCGACCACGTTCATATCTTAAGCTTTTGTATTCTATAGATTTTGATGTTATCAATGACTTACCAGACGCAGAAGAGGAAGAAGAAGAGGGAGAGGAACCGGGCGACATCACCGTAAAATACGATGCACATGATATGTTAATTTGGAACATTCGTGTAAGAAAAGGATTAAACTTATATAACCGATATTATAAAGTATTCAGAGCTATGGAGGGCGCCAACCTTGTGTACACTGACTCTGGAAGGGTACTAGATCTTGAACGATATGGAGATCTCGCGATGGGGTTTTCATCATCTGCTATGTACGACGTTATGAATCAGTTAGACGCGTGGCTCAACGGCCGCGGCCTTAACATAGCTAATACTGGTACCGTTCAGCTTTTTACTGCTAAATCTAAAGTTGTTGAACTTGAAATGGTTTTCGATGCTGAATATAATATTAAAAAATTAAAAGTATGGACTGAAGACTGCGCCGAACTACCAATAACTTATAACAAAAGTGATTTGCAAAGTTTGCACGCGTTGTCGGCGTGGAAAGACAAGACAGCCGTTGCGTATTTTGCAAAGCTCGAAGAATTCCAAAACGACTTATCAGCCCGCGAAGAACAGCCATGGCAGGAAGTATTGAAAAAGCATACATATCCCCCCATACATTCTACTGCTGTTGGAAATGCTGATGTGGAAGGAGACGAAACCATCGGCGGTTGCATTGCTGACGCACTAGAAAACGAAATGAAAGCTCTAGGCCAAGATATTATGGATGATGTATTCAGCATCGGAGACGCGGTGGCATATGCATTCCACAAGAATTTATGTCGACATGATCCTACAGAGGTATCGGCCGATAATAATAGTGTCGGAAAGAACGACGGTACCCCAGAAGTGGACGGCAACACCAATATGTGGTCCGCCGCAATCATGCAGGCGTACAAAGAGGTTGATCCGCGGGATCAGATCTTTGCGCACTTTTGCCTAAGAATGCTGACGTTCAATACGGGCGGTTCGCCCCTACAGGCCCTCGATGATATGTGGGCCACAGGATTTGAGAGACTCAAAATTTGTGGATTATTGGATCTCTTAACCCAGGTTATGGATTGTCTTCTTGGGGGCTTAACCCTTGAAGAAGCAATTAGAAAAATGCTTCAGAGTGCGTTGAAGGCCATGGCCTGGGATGATTTCGGGGAATTATTTGTTGGATTACCCCCGGCCAAGCAAGAAGAACTCAATCAAATGGTTCAAAAGAACCTCCAAAACGGGGTTATTAGCTCTCGTCTGGTAGGCCAAGGGGAAGGTAATTATGACACAGAACAAGAATACGAATCATCAAATCAAGAATTGGTGGAAGGAAACAAAGAGCCGTTTTTTGGAGGTTATGGGATTCAGAAGCCTTGGGAGAACGAAAAGCTTGTCGCGGCACAAAAGGAAACCATGCGCAACAATAACGGCACCATGGTTCCGACAAAAGCCCCGGGATTTGGAGATCAGGATCCGACAGTTGTGCGCCGCTCGTTGTCAGAGAAGGCACTTCTGTCCGATCAAGCCCGAGCAACCGGCGCCCTCGATCCGCAGCTTATACTTGATGCATATATTTTGGCATTGTTGGATATATTTCAAGATGACTATCTGTTTTTACTCGATCAGCTTAATAAATTTCCTGGTGCTCAGATCGTGTCCATTCTTATTGCCACGGTGGAATGCCCGCGCCCCCCGCTGTTTAACCCAGGGTTGCCTGAATTTATTAAGAGCTTAGGGTTTCCTTGGTGTCGCGGCAAAAATGAAATTGTGATGCCGCGTTTTGAAAACCCATTTATGTATATTCCGACTCTTAAGGATATATGGCAAGCAATCAAAAAGTTACTTAAGAAATTAATAATCGAGCTTGTTATCAAGATTATTGTATTGGTTTTAGTTAAAATTTGTACCTTAATAGGAGACGCAATTTGCAAGGCGTTGGAAGTAACGGGAGACCTAATTGGATCACTCCCGGCCATGGCGACAGGTAGGCAGAAATTTAGTGATGTCATCAAGGATTCTATTTGTGGTGACGACGCAGATGAGAAGGAGGTCAATGATACAGTTACTCAAATCATGAGCGATCTGGGCCCCGGCGGTCAAGCACTTGCAAACCCTGACCGAGCCCGCAGTTTTATGGAAGATATATCCGCTGCGATTACTCAGGCAGAATTGTTAGAGGCACTTTCCGGTAATACGCCCATAGCTATGCAAGACATCATAGAACAGATTGTAGATAATGAATATCCTGAGTATTCTGACGCGTTCCCGAGTGGTGCCGCAATCGGCGATTTCTTTAAGAATGTAGGAAATCTAATGCCGGCAAATATTCGCAGCGATATGAAGGATGCCCTACGCGCCATAGATCCGGGCGCCGAAACGCCAGTCAATCCGACTCTCTGCGCCACCCCGGAAAAACTAGAAGATTTCAAGAATTTAAGATGTCAACTTTTGGAAGGGCGCGCCAGCCCCGAACAGTGTGATGAAATGTTTGACAAATGGCGCGGAACAATGCTGGATGATTTAGGAGAAGTCGCAGACATTATTAACAAGGGAATCGGGCCCACGGTGGCGGATCAATTGCCTCCAATTTTTTCGGATCCAGGTTGCGATAATGGAATGCTACCTCGCGAAACCGAGGAGATGGTGGCCACTGCCACATCGGTGCTCAAAAAAGACATGGAAAAATTAAAGGTGGCATATTCCACCGATATGTTGGACAATGGCCCGTGGATGAAACGATGGGGTCTTATTAACATGATTATGTCAGATACGCTCGGGCGCCCATTCAGTACTCACCAGCGATTAACTTTTAACAACAAGGAGGATGTGGATTTTTATGTTAGGCCTTCCTTGACTATGGATTCCGCCGGCGCAGACGCCCTTGGTCGTAAATTTGCACCCTTGCCAAGACAAGAAGGAGCATATCCCATTTATGTATCCGAATATCTAATGTATCAGTTTCAAAATGCCGGCTCAGAACATGAATCTCCAGAAGTCGGTGGAGCATCATTCAGCGCAGTTAAGGATCTCCAAAACTCCATGGAGTTTGATAGTAACAATAACTCTCAAGATTATAAGTTTTATAGTATTAAGTTTGACCGTCTTGATATTTCAGCCACAAATCTGAGCATTACGAGTATTCCAAACCCTGGATATAACACGGACACGATCCCCAATATTCAAGCCGAAAGGGTTCAATTTATTAGGAATCCGCGCAAAAAGTATGAGACGCCAGATGTTGAATTAAAATTTAGAGATAACGCTAAGGGTATGAACCGCGGCCCTAATGGTGGCCAATCTCCCTTTGCCTACGGGTTTAATCTTAAATGTTATTTTTCCGATTTGTATGAATTCAACCCAGACGATGAATCTAACGCGATGGCCATCACATACGCCGGCCAAACTGCGGCCCCCTCTCTCAAGACAGCTGGGGAGGATTCTGTGACCGACACTGAAGGTGTTCCAGTTGTCCAAAGCCCGACCAGGACACCTCCTGCTATAATAGCTAATCGACCTACCGATAATGTAAGAATATATATTCAAGATTTATTTAATCAAGATTCACTAGCGGCCGATCACAACAATGCTCTTGCGCCCGAAGACGATGACGATCGAGAGAAAAAGCGTAAATCAGAAACGGACTATGGCATTCTGCGTGATAGGAAGTTTGAATTCTTGGCTGTTGACGATGGATTGGAACCATTGCGCGCCGAAGACGGACGGCTAAACCTGTCGCAATATCCAAACTTGGCTCAGAGTTTCGAAAGAAAGACCTCCGGCGCTCCTCAAGTGTTGGCGCTTTACGATATGTTATCTCAAGAAATTCCGTACGGTACTCTAAAAAGAGTGTATGATGATTTTATGGGCTCTCAATTTAAGTCCGTTGCTGCCGCAATCGGACATAACAAGAAAGCATGGGAATACGGCGCCAAGTTTGACACACTGTCCTTTAATGATTTTCAGTACGTAGTTCCACGAGGCACCAGCTTGCAGTCCGGAGCGCCCGGGATGCCAATGTCGGATAATGATGTGACAGTTCCTGATTATAATTCCCGCGGCGAACGCCTGCCCGACGGCCGCCCAATTAATAATGAAGATATGATTTTAGGAGTAAGTTTAAATCAATTTAATGTTGGAGAGGGAGACTCGCGCGTTATCTATCTTGACCCTGGCAAGTATGGCGGAACATACATGAATCCCCCAATGTACGTACGACCTCTGACGGGCTCCGGCTGGATGGGAATCGTGGATGTAATGTTTCCAGAAATTTCTCCCTGTAAGCCAGCCAGCACGGAGGTGGTAGATTTCGGGGAAATTCAAGATAAAATTGATCAAATGTATCCCCAAATACCTGACGATTCGCGACTTAAGGGAGACCCAGATTGCGTGGTCGAGGTTCCCTATAATCGAATTCTAGATCGCCCGGCAAAAGCAGGCTTAATGGGTGTTATTTTATCAACCATTAGAATATTTGTAGGAACACATTTCCTTAAAACGATTGCCACTTTTAGCAAGTTTGCGCCCACCTTCCCCACCAACTACAGTAATGTGTATGCGGCATATATTATCGAAAGAATGGAAGAGACCCTCAAAGATGCTGGAAGCAATTTTCTTAATCCCTTTAAAGACGATGAATTTTGGTATGCGTTTCTTGAGCAGTCAGTTCAGCTATATGCGTATAGAATTCGAAATGGCGATATTCCAGGTGTTCCCCGAAATGGAGAGCCAGTAGAGGTGCCGTCTGATGTGGAGGCTGCATTACAACGACTAGATGACCTGCAGGAAGATTATGATTATCCTTATCGCGACGATTTGAATGAGGCCATCGCCCAAGGCAAGGCGTCGTTTATCGACACAATCAAGAATTATCGGGAAGAGAAGAATCTTGAGGCGGTATTTCACAGCGCTGACGATGCAAAAGTCGTTCTTAAAGAACTGGTGCTGGAACAATTGCGAGAAATCGGTCAGAAATTTACTGACAATCTTTCTGCGGCCGGCCTACAGCCCGACGTATATGATTTAGATTATTATTTCCTTAACACTTTTGCGAAGGGCGCGAATTTTAATCTTGACTTTAACCCTAAGAGTTCCAAGCTTGTAGAATTTCCAGTGGGCCTGCCAACTAAAGAATCTCCAGATCCCGCAGGTCAAGATTGGGTATGGCCCGGGCCATTCTATTCTAATGGAAATGAATTTACTACTGTATCGGATGATACTTACGTGGGATATTATCATGCCATGATAGATTCAGCCGACGGCGCACTTCTATATTTTATGGGAGATGCTGCAGAAATGACAGGATCCGATGGCAATCCGCCATCAATTTCCGTTGATGACCTGGATATAGAACAAAAGGGGATGCTATTGAGGCCTTTCGCAGAGAAGGTCATGTTGGGCATAAGCTCTTCATCGGGCATCGTGGGCATAGGTGATATTGATCCCACACAGACGCACAGCACAGATGACACAACCTCAGAACAGCCATTTGTCTTGGAGAAGTATATTAAAGTTAATGGAGTAAAAATGATACCAGACGCAGCAGTGGCAGCGGTGGGCCGGCTCCCAGGTGGATTGATCTCCGAACACTATCCGGGTACTATGCGCCTGGTTTATGATGAAGAAGATAAGCCAGTTGGTGTAGAGGGAGAGTTGGGCGTCAGGTACGGATTACAATTGAAAATGGATGTCCTAGGCAACTCAAAAACGTTAACAGAAGTAGAAATCAACGCCCTCGATACTCCAGTTACGGCATTCACAGGAATTGAATCTGACAGTAAGCTTTTATGGTGTTTGATTGGAAAACTTAAAGAAGATGGCAAATTCCGCCTTCTTGTTGATTACATTTTCTCGCTTAAAAAAGTTTTGGGAATCATGGCTATCTATAATGATATGGCGTTCTTGCCTTCAATTGGAGAGTGGACCGTTACCGATAAAGATCTTAATGGAGGCGTTGGGACTTTTATCTGGGACTCACCCGCCAACGACTGGCCCACGGCCGCATACGAAGGCTCAAAGCCGGGAACATACGCGAATATTACACTTGGTTCTGAAGTTGGAGAAGTAATGGAAATTGATGGAGAAGAGTTCGACTTTATACACTCGGTGAACCTGATCCCGGGCGCTCGCGGATGGGCGGCCATTAACTCTCGGGCCGGCCGTAGTCCGTTTTTTGTAGATTATGATCAGTGGGATCAGCAGTTACTTCGCAATTCCGCACGCATCTTGAAAAAAATGTTTAGAGTTTATTACCGCTCTCGCGAGTGGGGCAAGGAAGATTCTGACTCTGGCGCGCTACAGTGGCTGCAACAATTGCGAGAGCGATTTAAAATATCCCCCGGCGCCCAATTTCTACCATGGTGGAAGAAAAATCGACTGCGACCCAATCCTTATAACAAGGATGGAGAATTGTGTGATAAAAAAGATTAAGCAATACTTATTTTAGGAATAAAAATAAATGGCACGTTTAACTTTAAAGGTACCTATATCGCAAGATTCGATCAATGGGTTTACCACACTTACCAACTTCAAAGAAACAATCAAACAAAATTTTAAAATGTTACTTTTGACCAATCCTGGCGAAAGAATAATGTCACCTAACTACGGAGTGGGTCTCAAAAGATATCTCTTTGCAAATTTCGATGAGCAAACCTTTGCCGAAGTTGATGCAAGAATTCGAGAGCAAGCGCGTATATATATGCCGGTTATTGAAATACAAGAAATAGCGTTTGATTCTTCCGGAATGGATAGCAGCGTCTTGCGAGCTACTATTAAATACGCAATTCCGACCTTAAATTATAAAGATTTGATGGAATTTACTATTTAAATTGAGGATTTTTTTTAATGGCTGATCAGCAAAAAAAGATAATGCCTATCGATTATACTCATCGAGAGTTTGAGACGATTCGCGGAGATCTCCAAGAGATCGTTGAAAGATTCTATCCTGACACTTTTCGGGATTTTAGCGAGGCTTCTTTCGGGGCGATGATGCTGGATGCCATCGCATATGTCGGAGATCAGCTTTCGTTTTATCTGGATTATAACGTTAATGAGGCGTTTTTAGACACGTCGTTTCAGTATACAAATGTTGTGCGTCATGGGCGCGCCCTGGGGTATAAGTTTGGAGGCCGCCCATCTACGTATGGTGCCGTCGCGTTCTTCATAATGATACCTGCGACCCCCTCGGGCCTCGGGCCCGACGCGTCTTACATCCCCATTTTAAAACGCGGCACAACGGTATCGTCAAACTCAGGACTACAGTTTGTATTAATCGAAAATATAGATTTTGGAAAGCCAGAGAATATCACAGTAGCCGCCAGAATTGATAGCGATACTGGCGCCCCGACTCATTATGCAATTAAAGCATATGGCAATGTTGTGTCGGGAGATTTTGGATTTGAAACCATTCCTGTCGGAGGGTACGTAAAATATCTTCGGGCCCCGTTAACGACTAAAAACATTGCTGAAATTATTTCAGTGTTCGATTCTGAAGGGAATCAGTATTTTGAAGTGGACTATCTGGCTCAAGATATGGTTTTTCAAGAAATTTCAAACTCAAATTATAAAAATGACAATGTACCATCCATCTTAAAGCCAATGCTGGTCTCGCGTAAGTTCGTGACTGAGATGGGAAGAGACGCGACTGTGCTGCAGTTTGGAAGTGGGCAATCCGGCCTATCGGACGCAATAGCGCAACCGCAGAACATTGCCGTGGATGTGTTCGGAAAGAAGTATATAACCGATATGTCATTTGATCCTAGCCGGATTTCTAAAAATGAAACATTTGGTATCGTACCCTCAAACACAGAACTGACCATAGCGTTCCGAACAACAAACCCACAAAATTCAAATGTGGCAGTCGGTGGAATCACGGACATCTCCAATTCTTTATTTGAATTTGAGGAGCGACCTTCTTTGGTAGAAAACAAAGTGCAAGAAGTTATCCAATCTGTAGAGGCAACAAACGAAGAGCCGATTATGGGCAGCGTTTCGTTCCCGACTACCTCGGAAATAAAAGCCAATATTTACGATACTTTTCCCACCCAAAA